AAAAAGCGGCGGGGTGCAGGGGCGGAGCCCCGCTGATGTCTCTTCCTGAGTTCATCCTGACTTTCCTGAAAACAATTTATTTATTTTGTTTTTGATTCTCATGGAAGGAGTGACCCTTGGTGAATACAAATCATCTCCTGGAGGGTTTTGCATTCTGTGACGCGAGGGGCTGTCATGGGGCTTTTTGAAAAAGCGGCGGGGGTGATGGCTATTCCCCTGAAAAATATTTATTTATTTTGTTTTTGTATTTTCATGGATGGAGTGAACCTGGAGGGGCTCCATCAATCTCTGAAAAATATTATTTATTTTGTTTTTGAATACTCGGGTCGGGTGGACGACCCTCTACAAAGTAAGTGTACCCCCCTGATGTAGGACGGGCCAAAGACCAACAGAGACCAAAACGCTCCACTGAAGTACCGGCATAATGAAGATGATGAAGTAACAAAGTCTCGGGATGAAACAAAGTACCGCCCTCTAGAAGTTTCTTAATCTGATTATACAAGGTCAAATAAACTTTCATATTTTTACAAGAGCCTATAGCCACATGGTCGTTATACCCGCCATGACTCTCGGCGAAAGGAATAAATAATTTATTTTTATTTTCAATAAAATAATTTATATTTAGATCAGACTCAAAGTGTATATCAGCCCTTGAGAAAATAAAAATACTATCAGGGGATAGATCACCGGGCTCAAACATTGGTAGGGTGCGGTTTGTTCCGACACCGTGCATAGTTTTTGAATACGTTATCCTGTTTCTGTGAGGGTACTGCAGATTTCTGAAAGAAAAGTCCCCATGGCTATCTCCGTATATGTAGAGCATTAGAGTCTTGGAGAAGTATTTCTTTAAAGAGGTCAAACGCATAGTATACATGATTCTTATAGCTCATAGAGGGAATATTAACGGACCTAATAAAGAACGGGAAAATACACCCGACTATATAAACGAGGCTCTTTGCGAGGGATATGAAGTTGAGATTGACGTATGGCTCTTGGATGATGAGGTATGGCTCGGACATGACAAACCTGAAAACAAAATAAATAAATTGTTTTTGCATGAAAGGCGCTCACTTTTGTGGTGTCATGCGAAGAACCTAGGCGCACTCGTGTTCTTACTCCGAGAAAATTTCAATACTTTTTCCCATGATAACGACCCATATGTGATAACGAGCAAAGGGTACATATGGGCAAGCCCTCATAGTGAGTTCACGCGTGATACTATAGCCGTAATGCCCGAGTGGAAAAACTACTCCCCCGAGGATATCTCTCACTGCGCAGGAATTTGCTCGGACTTTGTCGGTATACTTAAAAATAATAAAGTATAAATTTCAAATGAGAGTAGTAATACCCATGGCGGGGCTCGGAACCCGTTTCTCCAAGTACGGCTTCAAGAATAACAAGTACCTTTTACCTGTAGACACTGCACTGACTCCTATGATCACCAAGGCTATTGAAACTCTGGGCTTCGAGGATGCCGAGTTCCTCTTTATAGTCCGAAAGGATCAAGAACCAGATCTTTGCAAACTTCCCGGAAAAGTTGTCGTTCTGGAAAGTCTCACAGACGGCCCGGCTACGACAGTTAAAATGGCTATAGAGATGACCGGACCGAACTCGGGTCCTCTCATAGTCGCAAACTCTGACCAAATTATGTCATGGGACTCAATAACCTTCTTGAAAAAGGCTGCAAGTTACGACGGTTTTGTCCTAACATACACACCAGACTATGATATCGTATTGGGAAGTGAAGACAAGAACAGTTACATCAAGAAAGACGAGAACGGCCGGGCTATTCAGTTTGCTGAAAAAGTGGTATTAAGTGAAGAAGCTCTCGTGGGAATACATTATTACAGGAACACTGAAGTCTTCATGGATGCGTACAACCACATGAAAATTCACAATATGAGGGCGCCAAATGGAGAGTTTTACATTTCAAACACGTACCAGGCCCTTGTGGATACTGGAAAAAGCGTGGGGAGTCTATTACTTGGGCCATGCGAGAAGTATTGGCCGGTAGGTGAACCCCTCGACTATTTCAAGTATATACAAATAAATGAGTATTCAATAGAAGGCTCGGATGTGAAGAATCTCTCTTTTGAAAAGTTTCCTGTTAAATATTTCAATGTTCCGGGAACTTATGAAGTTAACGGTCTTGTAGTCGAATGTACTCGAAGAGGCGGCATTCGCAATATAGCAGGTCCTCTCGTAGTGTCAGATGGAGAGGCGTTCTGCGTAGTTGAAGTTGTGAATAATCTCGACGGAGAGACGAGTCTTGCAAAATTTACAAGAGGGTGGTTTATAGGAACTTTTGAACCTACTCTTTCGAGAACTCCCTTTGAAGTCGGGATTGCTATTCATCCAAAAACTGAAAATAAACACGACTTTCATTATCATAAGGATGTTGAAGAGTTCAATATTCTCGTCTGGGGATGTATGATTCTCAACGGAACGAAGATAACATCTGGACAATTTTTCAATATAAAACCCGGGCAGATGGCATGTAGCATTTACTTAGAAGATAGTATGATTTTGTGCGTGAAATCTGAGAGTAAACCCGGGGATAAATATTTAATCTGAAATATAGGGCCGGTATAGTTCAATCATCTTATCTTCCCATTTTTCGGGAATATTTGAAGGAAGCCACCAGTTGTTTCCACGGATATTTGGCGGTCTGAAACGCCATCTTAGGTGTTCTTCTGTAAATTTAAAAGGACCTATAGGGAGTTCTAGCCTAGGAAACTCGGCTTCCGGGCCCACATTCATCTTCACGTGAGCATATCCATCAAAGTGTCGGATCTGCTCTCGTAGGGGTACATACAGTGTATAGGTAGGTATAGTAAAAGGAAGAACATCTATCATTCCTGGCCTCCAGAGGGTTTCTGGCCAATGATTTTCAAGAAGTATATGCCTAATAAGAGGTAGGCTATATATAAAAAATGGCTCTTTTCCTTGATATGGCATCTTCAGGTAACTACCTACCATTTCCGCCCCAATGACTCCTGCTTCGCGAATTAACTCGGGCCAGTGTGATGGACATAAAGCCTTGAGAGGGGACGGATCGTTTTTCATGAGATTCAGGCCTTCGTATAGAACATCAGTATCAAAGTCTATAAAAGGGTGGTCATCTATCTGCATGAATAATACAAACTGATCATCCTCCATCTGTGAAATTATAGGGACCCATTCAACCTGCTTTTCAATGCGTCTATTTTCCATTAGTACGATTCGTTCCCCAAATAGACCATCACAGAAAGAACACAGATCGTCCCACCTGTTCATGTAATTCGAGTCGAGTCTAACAAGTAGGTATATTTTATCAAATTTTATGCGAGAATAGCTCTGAAGAGAAGCCTTTAATATGTCCACAGCGTCATAGCGTTTAGGCCCCCATATCCGCAGGCTGTTTTCAAAACGGACATCCGTAACGAAAACTGATAGTATGAGATTCATATTCAACATGGTATTTATTTCTTTACAATATAAGCAGTTGGCTGAAGAAAGTTGGTGGACTTTATTTCAACCTGTATGTTCCTCTCAGTGAGAAAATTATGTACTCCTCTACTCTCGCTCCACCAATGATAACCATATTCATCAAATGCAATTATTCCCCCCGGAACAACAAGATCCCATAGATGTTTTAGACTCTGGTACACTGGACGCTCGAGATCAACATCTATATACAAAAAAGATATTCTAAACCCAGGATTTTGTTTTACAAACTCGGGAATCGTATCAACGCAATCCCCGTCAACAAGAGTAAAGTTTATTTTGCTATTCATCTTCGAAAGACGGCTATTCACTTCTAGAAGACTCAATTCGCTTGGTGAGGTCCTTTCCAATATTTTTATCATCTCTTCAGAATCAATATCCGAGTCTTTCTGAAGAATGTCTTTTGTCTTGTCAGCGTCAAAAATATCGAAACCTACAACTTTTCTATTCGTATTTGGAGTGAATATATCCATGAATTTTTGAAATGTTGCTACTCCAGAACCCTTGAAAACCCCTATCTCGACAATATCTCCGGGGAGATCTTTTATCATTTCAAATAGTTTAAATCTCCATAGAAGCTTCCCGATAACTTTGATGTCTTCTGAAAAAATAAAAGTATTGAATGCCTTGAACAATTCCTCTCTATCCTTCATGATAGTATTTATATATTACTCTTTAAAGCATTTTGTGTCATAAAGGCATTGTTGTATTCTTTTTCATGAAGCTTCATCTGGGGTGTGGTAAAAGATATCTGGATGGATATATAAACGTAGATATAATTGGTAACTGTGATATTTTTGCAGATCTGCGGAAACTTCCTTATGAAGACTGCAGTGTCGATGAAATTTATGCATCGCATGTACTGGAGCATTTTGGGCGACACGAGACTGAGGGCGTTTTGAGAGAGTGGGCAAGAGTACTCAAATCAGATGGCGCCCTTTACATCGCAGTTCCAGATTTTGATTCAACTATTAGTTATTATATCAAAACCCGAAATATAGGAGTAATAACTGGGCTACTGTGGGGAGGTCAGAAAGACCAATACGACTATCATAAGATGGGGTTTACTTTTTCCAGTCTCAAACAAATACTAGAAAATACGGGATTCGGCGACATTGACCGATACGATACTTTCTCCTATTTACCAGAGGGGTTTGATGATTATTCAAAATGTTTTCTTCCGCATATGGATTTTTCTGGAACGCACGTCTCATTGAATTTAAGGGCTATTAAGAACTCCATCTAAACCATTCAATTGTCGATTTGATTCCTTCCTTAATGTCTATCACCGGTCTCGGGAAATTGCCGGGAACGGCGTATTTGCGCATCTGACCATCTGGTCCGTCGACAAAAACGGGTTCCAAGCCAAACTCTTTGCCAATGAGTTCCGCAATAGTCATAATAGAGCACTCATCTTCTGGTGCACAGATAATGCCATTTGGAGCCACTTCACTCTCCTCAACGGCCCACGCAATAATACGTACAAAATCATCAACATGTAAAAACTGTCGTAGAGCCTTTCCTGTACCCATAACCTCTAGACGGCCTTCAGAAGCCTTGCGAATAAGAGCCGGGATCACGTGACCAGACTCGAGTGAAAAGTTGTCGTGGGGTCCGTACAGGTTTGTTGGAATAAGATTCACAACTTTTGTTGGGAGAATCTGAGAGTGAAAATAAGACATCCTTTTGGCGTAAGCGTACCCTTCATTCGTTGGGTGGGGCGGTCCGGAATGCATCACATCGGGAGTCAGCTCAATAGTCGGATCATTCGGAAAAATACAAGTAGAGAGAATGTTTACAATTTTAGACACGTTAGATCGAGACGCCTCACCAAGTACAAAGGTATTAATAAGAATATTGTCTTCGTACATAGACACTTTGTTATTCATATTCTTCAGTATTCCTCCCACATTTGCAGCCAAGTGGACCACCACATCTGGTTTCGTATCTGAAAACATCTTCTGTACATTTTCTATTTTTGTAAGGGTCCCGTACTTCTTAGAGTCTACATAAATCCAGTCAGGACGGATCTTCTGGAGTGCTTTCCCGCACAACCCAGACCCACCAGTGACGAGAACCTTCATTGTCTTAAAATGCAAATATTCTTTTAATTAATACTTAAAAGTTTAAATTGAAATAGAACTAATGAGTGAAAAGATTTGGTATGCCCCGAACCAGTTCGAGGCGTATGGAGAGGCGGAGATCAAGGCGGTCGAGGCTTGCCTTCGCGATGGCTGGCTGGCAGGGTTCGGCCCACGCACCATAGAGTTTGAGGAGAAGGTTTCCGCGCGGTTCGGAAAGAAGCATGGCCTCTTTGTCAACTCGGGGTCGAGCGCCATCCTCCTCGGGCTCTGTGCCCTTGATCTTGGGCCCGACGACGAGGTCGTGACGCCCGCTTGCGGGTTTGCGACGACAGTGGCGCCTATTATTCAGGTGGGCGCCAAGCCAGTATTCTGCGACGTCCAGGCCGGCGGATACTACGTTCCGAGCGTGGAGAATATCCGGTCCGTCGTCACCCCCAAGACCAAAGTCCTCCTCATTCCAAACCTCATCGGAAACACCCCAGATTGGAAGGCGATCCGCGAAGCCTTCCCAGGCCTGATACTCTTCGAGGACTCGGCCGATACTATCACAGAGACACCGTGGTCTGATCTGTCAACCACGAGCTTCTACGCGAGCCACGTCATCACTGCAGGCGGTGTGGGCGGTATGGTGATGTTCAACGACCCGGCCCTCCTCAAGCGGGCCATCATGTTCCGGGACTGGGGCCGCATCGGCGACAATATCGAGGAGCCCTCGGAGCGCTTCAACCACTCGGTCGACGGGATCCCGTACGACTGGAAGTTTCTCTATGGAGCCATCGGGTACCACCTCAAGGCGAGTGAGATGAATGCCGCCTTTGGGCTCGCACAGTGGGACCGCCTCGATGACCTGCTAACCAAGCGCCGGTCAGTGTTCGAGCGCTACCTCGAGCGACTGAAGGACTCTGAGTACACCCTGCCCAACGACACCTTCCGGCCAAACTGGCTCGCCATCCCGCTGATGTGCAAGCCGGGCAAGCGCCTTGAACTCCTCACGTTTCTAGAGAACCACGGGGTTCAGACCCGGGTGTGCTTCGCTGGAAACATCACGCGCCACCCCGTCTATAGGGACAAGTACATGCAGGCCTTCCCGATCTCGGACGCCATTATGGGAGACGCCTTTCTACTTGGCGCCCATCACGGGATGTCTATCGCGGACGCCGATCGCGTCTGCGATCTCCTCATCGAATTCTCCAATGTAGGGAAGGTTAAGGGGTGTGTCCTCTGCTAGGATGCCGTTCAAACGCGCCACCTCGGCCAGGGTGCGTTTTGTCTCGTAGACCAGATCGCGAACCCGACCGTCACACTTTGTAAAGTTCGTCACGACCTTGTGGATATCACCTACCCAAAAAAAATCAAAATATTTATTTTCATGAATTTTTACTTGGCCAGAAAGACATGAAGATATGAAGCGGGTAGAGGGTTCGTCCGCCCCGTAACATCCATAGATCCTAAAGACCTGACAATTGCGTATCTTCTGTGCAAGTCTTTCACACTCCTTCTTTGCTTGACCATATGGGGTCTCAGGCGCATGGATGGCCGCGCCACTCGAGAACCACACGAGACGCTTGAACTTTTCAGCGTGTCGTGCGACATTCTCAAACATTAAAACATTATTTTTAAAAACTTTTTCATCATCCTTGGCGAGACGGCTGCCACCAACAGCCGCACAGTTCACAACCACATCAAAAATATTTTTATCAAAAAAAGAATCAACGGCTGTTCTATCGGTCAGATCCAGATCTTGTCGCGAGATTCCCGTCGCTCCAAGATCTCTCACGAGGTTACGACCTATAAACCCATTTGATCCCAAGACGCATAGAGACATAAAAAAATTATTAGTTTAAACTTTAAATGGAACAAAGGGTTTTAGATATTTCGTTCAGACACAAGCAACCGCATATCAGTTCGTGCTTGACAACCCTCCCCATACTTGACCACATCTTCAAGACGAAGAAGGCTGAAGATATCGTCGTACTTTCTTCGGGGCACGCGGGACTGGCCCTCTATTGCGCTCTCGAGAAGTACAACGGCGCGGATGCCGAGGCTCTTTTTGAAAAGCACGGAGTCCACCCATGGCGCGATGTGGACAACGGGATCCATGTGGCTTCCGGTTCTCTAGGGAGCGCGGTTCTCGTCGCGTGTGGTCTGGCGGTTGGAAATCCTAAAAAGACTATTCATACAATTATATCGGATGGAGAATGCGCGGAAGGGTCAGTGTGGGAGGCTCTGCGTATGCGTCTTCCAAACATGATTATACATGTGAATGTGAATGGTTTTTGCGCTTATGATAAGGTGAATATCAGGTACTTGTGGCTTCGCCTCAAGGCGTTCGACTACAGGACCCGCATATGGTTCACGACAATGACCCCCGACGCCCCAACGGAACTTCAGGGGATCCAGGGCCACTATCATATACTTAAAAGTGAAATATGTAAATATACAAATGAGGAGAGATTTCGTTTCGTATCTGCACAATGCTATGAAGTCCGACTCCAATATCTTCGTGATTACGGGAGATCTTGGGTATGGTATATTAGATCCAATACGGAGCGACTTTCCAGACAGGTTTATAAACGTTGGGTCGGCTGAGATGCTCATGATAGGAGTTGCAGTAGGTCTGTCCTACTCGGGTTACATTCCGGTCTGCTACTCGATAACTCCTTTTCTTCTGTACAGACCCTTTGAAATGATACGCAACTATATAAATTTTGAAAAGATTCCAGTCAAACTCGTGGGGTCGGGGAGGGATCACGACTACGCACACGACGGCATCACTCACTGGGGAGATGACGACTTGGAGATACTGACCTGTTTGCCAAACATCAAGTGCTACAAGCCGGACATTCTAAATGATGATATTATAAAAGAGTTCCTTACGAGCCCCGAGCCTTGCTATATCAACCTTAAGCGCTAGTACCAGTCTGGTCTTGACTTGTACCAGTTGACTGTATCAACAAGACGCGCATCGAAATCTTCAGTTTCTTCCCACCCAAGACTCCTTAGGGCCGAACTATCTATCGCGTACCTCGAGTCGTTATGGGGTCTGGGGTCCGTCACGAAGACGGCTTGTGCCGAAGACTCCATGATTGAATTAATTTTTTCAAATATTTCGAGGACAGAGTATTCGTGACGACTGCCTATGTTGTATGTCTTTCCAACCTCACCGTGCGAGAGTATGAGCGAAACGGCTCGAGAGACGTCGTCCACATGTATAAAGTTGCGCCGAGTAGAACCGTCTCCGTGAATCGTAGCGGCTTTTCCTCCAAGTATCTGGGTTATGAAGAGAGGGATGACCTTTTCGGGGTATTGCCGCGGCCCGAACACATTATTACCCCGTGTTATAATACAGGGGATCTTGTAAGCATTCGCATAGGCCCGGACGTAGAGTTCCGCTGCAGCTTTACTAGCGGAGTATGGGTTGCTCGGGTTCAAAGGGGATCTCTCATCCGAGATGTCTGAGGGACCAACCTCTCCGTAGACCTCGTCGGTACTTATGTGAACAAATTTTTGGAGTTTCCCGTAATCTTTCGCAGTCTCTAAAAGCACGTGAGTTCCGAGGACGTTGTCCTTTGTGTACTGAAAGGCCGAGTCAAAACTACGCGTCACCTCAGACTGCGCAGCAAAGTGTATAACGACATCGGGCTGATGTTCTCTAAAAATATGGACCATATGATACCTCTCGGTGATGTCCCCGCGGATGTAGGTGTAGCGGGCCTGCTCGGGAACGTTCTTCTCTCGGGACATATAGTCACACTTATCGACATTCACAACCTCGTGATTAGTCTCAGAAAGTATGTATTTTATAAAATTTGATCCTATGAATCCGAGACCACCCGTCACGAGAATCTTCATATAAAAGAGTGGGATAACCTTTTTATATGAAGTGTATTATTGCAATAGAAGACCCCACTGATTATATAGATGATCCGACCGTCGACTGGTCTCGAACAGGCGGAGATCCCCGAGTATTTCGAGAGAGTAAAAAGGTCTGGGAAAAGACTATCCAACACCTGAAAGACTCTGACTTTCGAGTGTTCTTCGTAAAGGCCTACCCGAGTTTGGAAAAAGGGACATGCACAATTGAAAAGAATACATTAAAAGTGCATGGATTCAGGGATGACAGAAGATACTTGGAATTTAACATATCCATGATGGATTCAATAGAGAAGAACTTTGAGTTTGACTTTTTGCTCACCACGACTCTTGGCTGTTTTTGGGTTCTCCCACGGCTGAAAAAAGTGCTCGAGGGCCTCCCGAAGACGGGAATCTACACTGGTCGCAAATGGGATGCGGGTTCGCTCGCGTGGCCTTCGTGGGAATTTATATCAGGTTCTGGTGTTGTATATTCACGAGATGTTGTTCGAACAATGATCACTCATCGGCACCTTATCGAGACCAACGCCTGCCCATGCGATGATGCTATAACAGGCCTATTTATGCTAAAGCATGGGATATGTGTCCGAAGGCAGGACTGGTGGACGGATCTCGATCATGATACTCTCGAAGGCCTCGATGAGCGGATTCGAGCGAGCGACGCCCTGGGTACGGTTCAGTACCGCGTGAAGAACTGTGCAAACAGACTATACTTTGACCCTATAATTCTCAACAAAATTTGGGAGTACTACTTTCACGGGCCTGACGATTGAATGAATCATAATAATTCTGATATTTGAGAGCCTCTATGCGGTTCTTTTCTATTACCTCGGCATACTTTTCGTAATAGTCGGAATCGAGAAGATTCAACTTGCTCAAAAGGTCCGATATATTGTTAAAAAATATCCAGCCGGTCGTGTCAAAAAACTCCCCAATATTCGGACACCCCCAGTATATAGGAATTGAACGAAATATGAGACAATCGAGAATCTTTTCAGTGAAAAAGTTCTTCTGCTGAGTGTTTTCAATAACTATAGAAAACTGAAAACCATCAAATATAACCTCTTTACCGGAGACCCAGTCACCTTCGTGTTTATAAGGAATGATGGGATTATTCGCAATCTCTGGGAGAGGCTCACCTGCTCCGGATCTAAAAAAAATACAGTTTGGCGGGAAGAGGTTCTGATTAAAATATAGGTGCTGGCGAAAAGCGTGACCTGACACGCCTGGAAAGCACTTGGTTCCTGTAATTGACGAAATCTTGAATTCTTTTGGTGAAGATGCGAGATTCTCATCTCTGGCCCAACTTCCGCTACCTCCTAGATATCGCCGAGATTTTTCAGGGAAGCGCGTGAGTATCTCCTCGTCACAAGTATAAACACGATAAAATCGATCCATATTCTGAATGGTTGGATAACGCAAGTGTGCTATAATTTCAGGTTCATGCATTATCAGAACAATATTTTTATTTTGTTCAATATGGAAAGGGTTGTCTTGAACTATTACAGTGTTTTCAGGGAACAGGGACATGTCATAACCACCCATTTAAAGATTTTACTTTACTTGTCTTTAGATGGTTCGAATAGTCACGACCATGACGGTCATCCCTACCCGTGAGGTGGCCCTCGTCAAGTCCATTATGAGTGTAAAGAATGGCGTGCATAAGCCGGACGCCATGTATGTCAATATACCCAACGAGTATGTTCGGTTCGAGGAACCGATTGCCCCTTGGCTCAAGCCCGTCCTTGAAGCCATAGGGGTCACTGTTCTCGAACTTGAGCACGACCGGTGCTGCTTCAACAAGATCCTTCCTATACTCTCGTTTGAAAAGGACCCAGACACGCTCGTCGTAACAATTGATGACGATATTATCTACTCCCCTCTCTTTGTCGCCGGCCTCCTCGAGGCCTACAAAAAGTTTGGAGGGGTCGTGGGATACTCGGGCCTTTTGTACCCTGAAAAGGCCGAGTCCTATGGACTGAAGCCTCTCGAATACAACGTGCGCGTAGGTCACGGCTGTCCGACCGAGATACTCCAGCAAGGTTTCGGAACAATGACCAAGCTTTCTTCCTTCTATGATTTTCCGAATGTTCCACCGCTTCAAAAGGGCATGGAAGCCTCATTATACCTTAGCGATGACTACTTCATCTCGCGATTCTACGACTTTAAAAAATTAACCAAGACCGTCGTCTGTTGGGACCAGATTGGACGTTTCAAGGATGACTGGTCGAGCATATGCACACTCGGAGACGACGGGATGACGCACAAACTAAGCGAGGAGAGAAAGAGTCTAGAAGATTACTTGCGAACAAGCGAACTTATTATAAAACTATGGAACTGGCCATATCCAGAAATCAAATAGTATCCGCATCGTTCTTGTCCAGACGGACCTCTACAAACACAGGCAGAAACAGCGCGTGTGCCTTTGTCTTCTTGTCGGTGATCAGCGCGTTATACTTGACCGCCACCACCCTTCCCACAAACTCACTCGGGTCCGAGCGGCGTTCCTCGTCGCTCAGTCCCGTTCCAACAGAACATCTTACGGAGCCATCGGCCGACTGAACCTCCAGAGCGCCTATAAGTCCTGCGTACTTGCCCGCGCCGGCCGTCGTCCCCGTGCAAATCAGATCCGCCTCTAGTTCGGCTTTCATTTTTAGCTGATGCTTGACCCTCTTGTTCTCCCACGGGCCCTCTGGGTCCTTAAGAATCAGACCCTCCTCACCCTCATCCAGCTTTTCTTTATACAGAGCCTGAGCCGTAGCCAGGGTGTTTATCATCGTCGTCTGGGCGATACGAATACCTTTTGTTCTTAGCCCATTCAGCAGGGTCCAGCGGGCATAGCAGGGCATCTTACACGACCCGCGGCGAAAGTCCGTCAGGGGAATACGGTCCCACACGACCGCCCGAATGCGCTTAGCCACCTCCTCAGTTCCCGTACCTTTCTGGAACTTGGTCAGCAGGCCATTGCCTGTCTTGCGTTCAAGCACCTTCCCGTTCGGCCCAGAAACCAGGAGTTCGCCATCAAACACGAGATCTGCGCCATCAGCCAACGTTAGGAAGTCCTCATCAAGAGCCTCGAACAGGTCAATCTCCTTGCCGTTGCGCGAACGGTACGAGACCGCTCCATTCTCCACGATCGCGTTGAATCGCATGCCGTCCATCTTGGTCTGGGCCATCATAGGAAACTTGAGCTTGACCGTCTCGCTCATAGGGCTGACCAACTGACACGGGTAAGAGAGCTGAAGGTCGGGCCAGATCTTCTCGACCGTCGACTCACTCACACCGCACCGAAGGTTTCGGCCAATGACCAGCTTGAGAACCTCGCGATCGCCAGGGGACAGCGAGCCCAGGAGGACCGAGACGCGCTCTTTGGCCAGGCTGCCCGTCACCTTGCGGGACGCGATGTCCGTCACGAGATCCGAAAGGGCCGCATCAAGTGTTATTTTCTGGTTTCTTTCTATCACATCAGGAATCTTTTTGATATAAAAGTTGATGGTCGGGTCAAGCGCCAGGCGGAACGCCTCCTTGAGGGTCTCGTTAGACTCGTGCTTTTCAAGTATCGCCTCCTTCTCGAGGCGGCTCGCGGTTGCCTCAAGGCGCTTGAGGATCGTTAGGATAGACATTGACTTAGAGGTCAAAGGCCTTGAGACTCTAGGACACACAACATGGAATATGAGCTACGAGCCATGGCTGCACGAATCTGGGCCGAACTTGGACCAGGATTTAGCGAAAGAGTTTATCACAATGCTTTTGAGGTTGAGCTACGAATTGCGGGAATTCCTTACGAGACGGAGCGCATCATTACCATCTCGTACCAGAATCACAACGTTGGTAACCTGCGGGCCGACTTGATTATAAATGGAGAGATGATTGTAGAACTTAAATCAACCACAAAACTCAAGGAAGAGTTTGTAAACCAGGCCAAGAACTATATGCGCTTGACTGGCATACCTTACGCACTCCTAATCAACTTCCCCGCAGTCTCGGGCGACATTGAGGTGCGTTTTTTCTCTGCTGAAAGTAAGGATGACGGTCATGAAGGAGTGGTTCCCCCGCGACGAGCAGTTTCTGATCAAGCTGGAGAAGCAGTGTAACGCGTACCAAAAGCATTTTACGGCAGAATACACAACTTATAGCACCTCGGCCCGCCGTTACAACATCCCCATTCTCGTTATATCAGCCGTAAACGGTCTGACGGCCGTTGGACTCAATTCCTTTGTTGAGCAAAAATACGTGAGCGTTCTCAACGCCATCCTTTCGGCAGGCACGGGCGTCTTGGGATCCATACAGCTTTATCTTAAAATTAGCGAGAAGCAGACCAAGGCTATGCAGTCTTCACTTCTCATGAAGCGCCTGGCCCTGAAGATTTCTAAAGAAATAAGCATAGACCCGCCCCAGCGTCAGACTGATGGAAAAACTTTTATTCAAGAATGTTTTGGAGAATTTAATGCGGCTCTCGAGAATGGCAACCCTATAGAGGTCACTCTAGACAACCATGTAACTGTGAATATTGAAGAACCCTCCATGAAGAAGGGTGTGTTTGGTTTTAGGAATTCGCCACCTGATACTCCTTCCCGCGAGTCGTTCGACTCTCTGGCCCGCGGGAAGTCCCTTTGGAACACTCTGCGAGCTGATCAGCTACTGCGGACGCCTAGCCCGAGTGTTCAGGGATCTTAGATATTAAAAAATTTTCTAAATATATTTTCTTTTCTTCGGGGTCATAGGAGTCTTTCTTGCGTATATTTTCAGCGGCCCACAAAGCCTGAAGATTCTTATAATAAAAACAGGCCAATCTTTCATTCT